TCTTGATCAATTGCAATTGATTGTAAATACTTAGAAGATTCAGAAACACTCATTAAATCTTGTAAAGTATCGTTTTCTAAAATATATGGAGTTATAAAATCATCTGGAAGTGGTTCATTTAAAATGAACATCACAGTATCATAAAACGCAGGAATAGATCCAGAACCTATTTTTATTAATAAATCCAAATAATTGGTTGGAGATAACTCCGAAAAATAATTTAAAAAATCAGAAGTATAATTTGTTTGTACTACTGTCCCATCAATTCTTTCATAAACTACTATACCTTCCGTTGGTATACCATTACCCGCTGATTGTTTTAATGTTACAACTTTTTGTATTGTTCTTGTTATAATTTGATTATTATGATAAAAATATACAACAGTTTGACCTGCATAATTTTGTGGTGAAGCGGTAAAGTGTGTTGCCGTAACTACCATATTTTTACTAATGGCAGTAAATCTTAAAGAATTTCCATTTCTACCATATATTCTTGATAAATTGTCTGGGTTATCTCCAGTATGAACGGGATCGTTTGTATTGTAAAATTTTACACCGCATGATAAAAATTTATTAATATTATTACCAAAAATAGTGTTTAAATTTAAACCTGTTATTTCTCTCTGTTCGGATCTATCGCCTGGATATGTGTCTAAACTATTATCGGGAACATATCTCTGATTCGGACCATACAAATAAATTCCAGTATATTTTGGATTAATGGAAACCAATTCAGGAACAATGTTGCCAGTAGCAGCATTTTCAAGTGAAGATACAGGATAATATGTACCTTCACTATTTCGTTGATAATTATAAGTAGATGTCACTTCATTGTTCCTCGGTCGAAGAAGTAATAAAAATATTATTATCTACGCTCAATATAATTGGACTATTATTCATTGGTCCAAACAAGTTTATTCTTGCTGTGAATGAATAATCCCACATTATTATTCTTGGATTTAAGTCCATAGCACCTTCGTAATCCACATTCTGGGATACGGAATTCAATACAATAGGAACATTCATTCTTTCTCCCGTTTCACCAAGAACATCTTGCTTGATTGCAATTGTAAAGTCTGGAGTAAAATATGGAAGAATTTGTTCTGCTATTTGAAGTCCGTCATCCATGTAACGAACATATGCAGTTAAATTAAAATTAACATTATATGGTACTTCCGTATAATTTGTTTTATACGCAGTTTCACCATTTTCTGTTGTTTCAATTGTTCTGCGATTTATTGTTGGTTTTTTACGAGATGCATCGTATGTGATTTCACCAATTTCAAAACCAAGTCTAGGTAATATGGTTTGTAGTACAATGCTATCTTTATTTTCACGATTTAAAGTATCTTTATAGCGTTGTATAAATTTTTCTTTACTGCTGTATTGAATTGGTATTTTTATTCTAACTGGATTGTTATCCTGTGTTCGAACCACATACAAACTATCAAATAAGGATCCGAACCCTATTACGGTTTTTCTTAATGTTGAGTGATAGAATGGATCTCCAAACATTAGTAGTTACCTCCAGAGAATGGATCGTTTTCGGTAAAGTCGTATACATCTCCAGATTGCGTCTGTAGATCGTTGTTGTTCACGCTAGGACGGTGATCGCCGTCGGATTTGATGTTAAATTCATCAATGATTCCATCATTATTGTTATCAATCTTCTCAATCTGATTATCAATTGCTTTATTGATATTTTCATCATTAAGATTGATTTGCTCGTATGAGTAGCGTACCTTCTCGCATGTAAGTCTAAAAGAATAAACTCTACCTTGTTGGTAAAAATCTGCGTCCTGATCGGCAAACTTTATTTCATATAAACCAGAATCCAAAGGAAGATAGATTAAATCTCCTTCTGTTGGTCTTTCAATTTGACGATCTGTGAAGTATTTTCTGAATGCTATGGTTTCGTGTATGAAGCGATCTTTTGATACTAGTAAACGAACGATGTCTCTGTTTTCCAAACCAAGTTTGGTAATGGTTTCTCTGTCTCCATCATATCCAGTTGCAGACTCCAAATGCATTTCAATAGGAAATGCATAACGAAATTTAGCACTGGTATCCTCACCAAAAATAGCATCCATATTTCTATATTCTCTGGGAATATACAAACAATTGATACCATGAATCTTTATTGACTCTTTAACCAAGTCATTAATCAGATCCTGTGTTGGTTTATAACCAATATTGTTGAAATATGGATTTACTGCCATTTTATCCTACCATAAAATCTGGTGGTAATTCGTAACGGGATGCCATTTCTTTTTCTAACAAATCTATCTCTTGTATTGCTTCCGTAAATATTTGAGATCCGTTTAAGGTGACTCCGCCTGCCAAAGCAATACCATTATACTTAGAAAGATTCGAACCCCATTGCTTTTTGATCAATGCGGTTGTATATGCTTTTAATAATCTATCGTTATAAATTTCTGGATATGTTTCTGCATCAAGAATCTTATATGCTTCAAACATCAACCAATCGCCTGGTTGATAATCCTTCCACGCAGCATCTAGATATATTTTATTTGTAACTTTACTAAATCTTACTGCTTTTTCTGGAGTCAAATAATCTTGAAGCAACCCTAAGTGTCTGCGGGTTATATCATAGTGCTGAATAGATCCCATAGTGAATCCACTACCAGTGCTTGAATATAATCCGAACAAATCCGAAAGTGCTATTTGATACTTTGCATCAAAAATGTTAACACCAGCGGAACCACCTAGTGTATTGAACATTTGAAATACACGAACTACCGACAATATAGAATTACCATCAGGATCCATTGCTGGAGCAGCAACGATGTTTTTAGAGGGATCGGCAACCGTTGGTGCTTCCAGATCAATATATTGCTGATCTATGTTGGTTTGAGTAAGTTGTTTTGGTAAAAATACTCTCTCCGTTCCGTCATAATGCATTTCTGAAAACAATAATAGAGCATCATCTAGACGATCCTCTATTTGAGCATCATCTACATTTATCTCTATTACGGGATACCCCAGTTTTCTGAGGCAGTAATCTTTTAATTCCTGACGAGTCTGTATTATTGCCATTTAATTCTCCCAAAAACTCTACCTATATTTATGTTTTGGGAGAGTTGTTTTTATTCTTTAAACATAAAATCAAGATTCATCATATGAGATACGGCAATTGGCATACCGTTGAGTTCTGTAATAGAAAGAGGTTCTATTGGTAGTTCCACTTCCTCTTCCATCAAATTTATCATTTCTTGTTTGAAAGTTTCTAAATTTTGCGAATCTAAATTTTCTTTGTTTTCTAAATCGTATTTTTTAATTAAATTTTTTCTTGTGGTTTCCGCTACATCTAATTCCGTAGAAATGGTGTTTAAAATCTTAGCAATTTTATAAGCAGTCCTTGCCTGTGCGGTTTGCTCACCTAAAAACTTTAAAGATGGAATAGCGTTTGTAAGTTTACCAATTTTAATTTTCATAATAAATTCCTTTCACTATTTTATATAGGGTTATAATATTGGATTACAATTACAATCTATTGCTGATCCGCTATCAATTGGAGATTGTTTGTAACTATTATAGAAACGAGGATATGTTATACCTTCAATTCTCCTACTATCTGGTACTATACCGTTTTTACCATAGGTATCTGTATAGAAATTATACATGGAATCGAAACTAGATGGATAGAAAGTAAATGCGTCATCTACAGTATTTGCACCATAAAAATTGCTACCAATTTGTATATTTTCATTTACATATGCAGAAAAATAAGTTTCAGTTATGCCATTTATAGATGTTAATGGATAAAAACGAATAATATCAATACGAGTTTGTGCTAATCCATCTTTTCCTCCAGCATTAATACAAACATTACATGCTGCTGGAGTTGGTGTTAATATCTCTAACATCATAACATGGGTATGTGTGGGTTTGGGGAATCCTATTAAATTCCAATTTATAACAGGATTTCCTCTTACATCTACATCCTCCGATATCATCACGGTAGATGCTTTGATTTCTCCGTTTAAAATTTGATCTATTACTGTATTTACAGGATCTTCCGTAGTAAAACCAGTTGTATTTTGTCTTGTTACTTCTATATACTTTCCTTTATAATTAAAATTAGAACCTAATATGGGGTGATTATAATTTGGTAAAGTAACATATATTGGTAAAAAGTATCTAAACAACCATGCAGAGTTTTCGCCTGTTTCACAACCAGACTCTAATATAAACATAAAATCTGAATAAGTATAAGCAAATTTATTTTCGGGGTAATAATTAGCACCACTAAATTCTGGCACTCTGATTCCCAGTAATCCACTAGGATCATCTACACTACTTGTTTTTAGATGTGGTAAAATACCAGAAACAAACTTACAATCAAAGGTATGAGGAGCATTGATAAAATTAGAGGGTTTTCCGTAACAAGCAGATATACACCTAGAATCGTAAGCACCTCTTGTAGAAATACAACCAGTATCGAATACTATATTTTGTGGTTTTATTACTCCAGTAGTTCCCGAAACGACATCACCTATTGTAGTATTACATGGTACACCACCTGAACCACCCGCAGAAGTGGGCAAAGGACCAGATTGAATACACGGATCACCACCGCATGATTCAAAACAGATATCATTGAACGGATCTTCTAAAGTTGTAGGTTTTTTCAGAGCATAATAATCAGTTATAGAAAAACTCTGTTGATCTGTTGGATCCGTATATGCAAATGTCCATTGTTCCATCGGTCTTCGCAATATTACCGCAACCCTATCTTTCACACTATAGGATGTGAATTCTCCCATGCAGTAGCCTGGTGGCGGTGGTATTAATTGAATAGCAGCAGGCAGTTTTCTATAAACTGTATATCCACCATTTTGTAAATCAGATCCATAAGGATTTACAACTTGCGGTGTTGGTTCTCCAGTATTAAAAGGAGCATTATATTTAATTGCATTAAATGTTCCCGTAAGATTCCAAAGATTACAATTCCATCTTTCTGCTATTTTTGGCATGTATGGGTAATAAACTGGTTCATTTACGCAAACACCGCATGTATCCGCAGGAGGTTCGGTTGGAATATCTGTAGTGTTTGGAGGAGTTGTTGTTGTATCCCATATTAATGTGGGAGTGGTGTCCGCTGCTCCAGTTTTTGCCCAAAGTTGTTTGACAGGAATGGCAGATGAAGCAGTGTTTTTAACAACAAAATTACCGTAAATTTCTGCTATATTCTTTAAACCGTTATTGTGATTTACATTTACATTCGACCAGTCGGATAAACTCATTAACTTTAAGTTATTGACATCAATCTTAGTTAAAGAGTAACCACCATTTGCTTGCAATTCTGCATTTATAGCATTTACTTTTACAGTAGAATTTGCATGTGATATTCCGTGACCAGCAGCAGATCCAATGTATAATGTTTTTCTTGCAATAACATTATAAACAAACTGAGGAGAACCGCTATCACCAGCATGAATAGGCGTATCAATTGGTTGATATTGATCTAAAGTATTAATATTACCATATGCATCAGATGGTAAAACTTCAAATGAAGCTTCCCCAACTGTGCCCGTATTATTGACTGAAACTACTCCTCTTATTACTCTATCGTTTCCGTCTATTCTAAAACCAATTGGTCTGATACTATCGCTAGTATTAAATGTTGATGTTAAATAACTTATAGTGGCTGCATCTTCAAAATCAAAATATTCGGGATAGCATTTTAATAAATTACTATTAATTTCATTTGATAAATCTTGAGCATCGGATATTCTCCAAACAACAAGATCAGTTGATCCCAATCCCTGTAATAGATCAACGCCAGGGGATGCTCTTACTCTTACAAAATTTTTCCAAAGTATTGTATTATCTGATAATAAAAATGAAAAAGACGCAGTTTCTGGACCTGGAGTAGGTAGCCAATGCTTCGTGCTTATTGCATGTCTTGGTGAAATTAAAACCACATTATATTGTGAATTATTCCAATAAGCAATATTTCTTAATCTTGCTTCTTGTGTAGAATTTACAGATGATGGTAGAGTTCCAAAGCATCCAGATGAAGATGCAGTTAAACCCTGATACGGTGCGGTGTCATAACCTCCGTAATTTTTTCTACGAAGACTAACACCAGAACAATTTACTTTATATGGTGCATCATTTAAATAACAAGAAGGATTAAGTGCAATTGGCCAAACGCCACCGCTTTGACCTGGAAATGCTATCGAAGAAAATGTTGGATCCGATGTATATGAAAACAAATCATGTTTAGATTTATTATAAACAATAGTATCGCAATTAAAACCATTAAATGGTATATTTGTATTTCTAAATGTTGCCATGTTTATCTCACAATATTACACAGTATAATATAGTGTATTTATAGGATCATTTACTACATCTGCACCAACAAGAGGACGAATTATGTACTTAGATTCAACTGTTGCTCTTCCGCCTGTCACGCTTCCGACCATCAATACTTTTCCTTTATCTATTGCGTCACTTGTAAATGTTGTTGAATTAAACTTGTAACCCTTTGCAGATGTACCGATTGTAAATGATGTTACATCTAAATTGGAGTCCGCATTTAAATTAAATGCGTATGTATTAGTACCATTATCAAAACTAAAATACGCATTTGTTCCATTTCTTCCTATTAGCAATTCCCCACTGCCACTTGTCGTCAAGGACAAATTACATTCTGCGTTTCCTAGACTTTGTATTGCGATGGTGTCTCCTGCACCTCGGCATATACTAGGACTTGTTAATGTAGCATCGGTACTGACAATATCACCAAAAGAAATTTTACCATTAATTATAAATGTACCTTCTGTGATTTTTCCAGAATAATCAAGGACACCATCTGCGGATGGACGGTAGATATAACTATCAGGTGTGACGGCCCCAATAGTATCATCATGGAAACGAAGTGCCATTCCTGATGTTCCCGCAGGAACCGCATTTTGTGTATCGTTTCTCACTATTACAGTAGATGTTTGACTATATAAAAGATTGCTACCAAATCCAATTACTGTTCCCAAGTACTCTGTGGTTTTTGCAGCAGTGTCTACGGTTAGATCCTTTACTTTTAGTTTATCTACAACTATTTCGTAGAATCTAAATGGTAAAGTATATACTCCATTAGTATCGCTTGCGGTTGTATCTGCATACATGGATACACAATAATCGTGCTGCACACCGTTATATGTTGTTTGACGGGTTTCATCGGGATAACTGATCAGATCCCAAGATTTTATAGCAATTTTACTATTAAATGCAGTTGATGTTGTATTATTATCGCGGGTTGCGTTAGACTCATCGTATAATACTAAACTATCTCTGCTTCCAGATGATGCTCCCAATGAACTACCACCAGAAAGTACCAAACCCTTAAATGTATTTGCTGTATTTGGTTTTTCTGCAACTTTAAATACATTGATTGTGTCTGTCAATCCTACAGTCATTGTTTCTGTCGTACCAGAAAAAGTATATCTGGATGTTGTTCCAGTAGTGGAATCGCCAATTATTCTTAAAGTATTTCCTGCGGTATGACTACCAGTACCAGATCCACCTGAAAGTTTCAAGTAGTCAGGACTGATTGTACCAGACACATAAACAGTCGATGCACCTTGTGCGTTTGCTGAAAATTGCACTGCATTGGTTGTGGACTGAAATCCTAAAGTATCAACAGCGGTGCTAAATGCTTTTCCTACAACACCTACCGCTAAACTACCAGATCCTCCGCCAGTTGCGTTAGTCGAAGATATATCACCAGCATGAATAATTAATTCCGATCCATTATGATCGAATGTGATATTATCTCCTGCGCGAATTGTTAAAATTTCACCATCATTGGTATCGGGATATTCATATACTGGTACACCAGTGTAGTCTTCAAACACAACATTCTTAAGATATGAATTGCTACTAAATCCTAAAATATCTAATACTTGTGTTGGTGATAGTGCTTCTACACCATTATCATCAACACCCGTTCCTCTACCTAAGATAGATCCTTCACTTAAAGTTATACTTTGAACTTCTCCGTCTGTAACTCTACCAATAATTGAAGATTCACCGATACCCGTGTAAACAAAAGAAGAAGTAGAATTCGAAGTTAAAATTGAATATGCATCTGCTGTGCCAGGATCTGGTACACTTGAGGTCGAGTTTATTGTAATTACATCTGGAGTCGTACCTGTCGTAAATGATATATTAGAACCTTCTTTAAAGGTGATTGTGTCATTTCCAGATGCTACATATGTTCGAAGCGTAGCATCAGCAGCATTTTTTACAATTAAAGTATTAAATGCATCGCTAAGACCGCCACCTATTACTGTGGTTCCTCCTCCACCGATATTTGTAAAATCAGGAATGATAATACCAGATGTTGTAGAAGTCGCAATAAATATGGGTTTACCTATAGTTCCATCTGTACTTTCTGGATTTGTATCCGTAACATCACCAGATGTTGTATCAAGATAGTAAATAGTGCCAGGTGTTAATCCGCTCAATAATCCACTAAATGTTCCAGATGTAATTACTGTAACATCAGAACCGTCAATACTTTCAACTATACCAACTTGATAAGTATGACTTAATGTATTTGCATCGGTTGGTGTTGCTTCACCAGAACTATTTACATAAACAAAATTACCAACACTTGCACCATTGTTTGGCAACACTACACGGTTTACAAAATTATTTAAGAATCCGTTCGTAGAATCCGTTACTGGTATGCTGGTTGCTGCTGGTGTATTACTGAATGGAGTTGAGTTTAAAACATCCGTAATTGTTATTGTATCTTTTACTACAACAGAACTACCATTAGTACCACTGGATGTTAATTCTAATATATCACTAATCAATACATTATTGTTATAATGTGAAAAAGTTAATGTGTTTGTGGAGTCAAATTCAGCATTTATCGAAAAACGCTCTGGAATTCCACTGGTGGTGGTTTGAAGTCTTAAATCGACCTGTGCTTGAGTTTCGGATGCAATAAAAGGGAATATCGCAGTAGTAGTGCTGTTTGTTACAAATCCTTTATTTTCCGTTACGCCCAGATGTTCACTGGAATACCATGCAAGGGTATTTGTATCATATGTAAAAAATACATTTGTTGGTTCAGTTTCTGATATGGATTCGATTACTAAACCACAGTTATCTCTATTGGTTCCAGTATTATTTAAAGTTATAGTACCATCATCTACAATGAGATCTGCAACTGTAATAGTACCAGCAAATGCATGATCTCCGTTTAAATCGGGAGGAAGCATGTCAGATGCTTGTACTTTATAAATTACATCTCCTGCCTTTTGGAAAGAATATACATTGGTATTCGCAACAGAACTTGCAGACAGCGCATTGTAATTAAGAACAACTTCTTCTATACCTTGAGTATTTGCAAGTGTACCGATACCATACAAAGAAGAATCTGTTGCAACAGAAAACTCAACAGTGCCTGGAGTTCCTGTTCTGGATTCGGATAGACCACTTCCTGCAAAAACATCATAGACATTAATAGGATTTACATAGTCTATGATTTGGTTTGTTTTAAGATACCAATCATAGAAAGTATCATTAATACTTAATTTTACAATATCTGTATCGTTGGTACTCATTTATTACTCTTTCCTTCTACTAGTTTTTGCAGAAGATTTTTAATATCTTTAATGTCCGATTCCATGTTGACAACTTTAGACTCAAGTTGTCTCATTTTATTTATCTCACTCTTTTTTGCTTTATACAAAGCAACAGCATTTAAATCTTTAGATAAAATTGCTCCAGAATGAGAATCCCTTACGAGATCTTCACGGTTTTCTACTTTTATATTAGACGACACTGACTACTCTCAATTCTTTTATTTTTGGTACTCGTACTGGGTTTCCAGAATACAAGCAAATCTTTATTGCAAATTTACTGAATGGTTGAGCCAAATCGGTTGGTAACTTATAACTGATTTCCTCAAATGTATTTTCATCTGGAGACACATAATCTGGTTTAGATGAAAGCAATTCAACATATTCTTCATCATCGAATAAACTATCTTTACCCGCAGATTGTTGCTTGATGAAAACTTGTACCTTTGTGTCCGCAGGAGTATTTACACCTAGAGTTACTTCCACATTTGTGGATTCTAGTCCTTTTTGCAATTCTACAATTTTTGTTATATATCTTGCTCTTGGTGTTTCGCCCAATGAAATTGGAGTAGCAGGATTCAACTCGCCATTGTAAGTTGGACTTAGAGGTGATATATTTGTATTGTTTTCTACAATGTTTTCTACACCAATTACACTTAAACGATCAATGTCAAATACTGGACTTACATCCACACTTGAAGAATCCAACGCAACACTCAATTCGAAACTTTCATTATTATAAACAACTTTGCTTGAAACAGGTAATCCAATGTTTACATTAGAATTTACATAAACTTTATTTGCAGACAGAACAGAACCTGTTGCATCTACGGTTCTAACTGCATATGTAATTTCGGTATTGTTGAATTTTACTTCATCATTATTAATTGTATATGTTTGGAATTCTTGCTCGGATTTGGTGGGTTGTAATACATCTTTTAGTACAACTTCATTTGATCCTGTTGAAAGTTCAAATTCACATTTATTCAATCCAAACATTATATCTTTAGTTTCGTAGGATGCCCATCTTCCTGCATTTTGACTCTTAAAGAAAGAACCTACGGCGGCAGATTGTGAAATTCTAGCGGAACTATCAATTAACATTTCTCCCAATTCCGCAACATAAACATCGTATGCAGAACTATTAGTACGAAGCACCATGCAGTGTTCGCCAGGTAAAAGATGCACTGGTGTACTAAATGTAAATCTTGTTTTTGTATTTTCTATTGATGTATTTGGAGAAGATGACACTACAATAGAAGTTGGATATAGCGTTACAGAAGAGAATGGATATACCGCAGTTTGCTCTCTTGTAGCGGGGAATCCAGAATTAGTAGGACGAAGTTCCAATGTTACTGGCAAAGTATTATCTTTAGCAGAGAAGAAAACATCGACGCTGCTTACAAATACTCCTTGTGGATATTGTCTTTCGTCTACAAAGAATGTTTGAGCCAATGGATCGCTTATATTCTTAGAATACGCAGAAGGTTTCTTTAGTAATTTTCTTGTTGATACTGCGGTGTTAGTAGAAACCTCAATCGCACCAGAAGCAGTAAATACCGCTTCTGCAACTGTTGTTGCAGTTGAAGAATTATTACTAGGAGAATCTGTAACTACGAGATTCTTATCACCAGACTTAAACTTTTTCTTTCCAGTACTGAAACTGAATTGAACAGAACCCTGTCCATCTGTTCTCAAACCACCCGTATAGACAGTTTCTCCTACATTGTTAAGAATTTGACATTCCGAAGTTATGTCAACATCATCAAAGAAAACATATACTGTGGAGTAAGGTTTCATTCCTTCTACCGATGCTGTAATAGTTTGTTCTCTTATGAATGGAACAACCGATTTATCGACTACAACATTTTGTCCAACATTTACTTGATTTGGTGGTGGAAAATCGAACGCAGGGGTACGACTACCATCGGTGATCATTGGACCCTTTGGTGGATAGAAACCAAGTTGTGCCAAACGATTTCTTAATCTGTTCAATCTCTTGGACTTAAGAGAAGACTTCTTGTTCTTCTTCTTGCGGCGCTTTCCGAACCACTTTCTCTTCCAGAAATTCCATTCCATACCCAATCCATTATTGTTTCCATTTGAAGGATTAGGTACAACTAGTTCTACTGCATCATTTGCACCAGATTCGTTTTCTCTGACATCTGGTGTTTCATCAACATCAAACCAAGTATCAGAAGATGGAGACAACTTTACAGTTCCAATCCAAGAAATATCATTAAATGGATTGATCTTTTCTACACCACTTGCACTGTATTGAACAATAAATGGCACTTCCGAATATGGAAGCATAACAACATTATCTACTGTCTTTACAACACCGTTCAATGTAATATTTGTTTCATCCAAATCAATTGCGTGCATTTTAAATGGTGGACGAATAGAATTTTCTTCTGGATCTATACTGATGTTATATTGTTCATTCTTTACATCTGATCTTGCATGAGTTGCAAAATTATCAACCAATATAGAACTCTTTACTCTTTGAATATTGGAATCGTCAAATATTGGTTTAGCATCTACTTGTTGTTCCAATGAATTCAATATGGTAAATTGTTCCAATGCCTCTATTCTTTCGTCTAGAGCAATGATATCTTTCATTGTGTAGCGACGGTTGTTTACCATCGTTGCAGTTATATCATTTTTATTGAAAATATAAGGTTCTGCTACAATGTCGTAAATCGTCATTGAGTTTTCATCGTCTGCTGGCAACTCTGGTTCAAATGCAGCAATACCCGAGATTAACTTAAATTTCAAATCTCTAGTAATGACTAATTTGTAACCTCTTGACAAATAATATTCGTAATCCACATCAAACGAAGTTGCTGGAGCAGGAATCCACTTCTTACTGATGTTTACTGCATTTCCATTCTTGCTCTTAATTGGACGCATATCAATGACAGAATCTAATTTGTAGGTTCTGCCTGTAGATGGACTTGTATAATATGGAATATCGCTATAATCTACTGTTTGCAGATACGAATCTACGGTTATAGGTCCGAATCCAGAGTGATAGAAGTAACGATAAGAAACTTCTATTTCTGTGCTTTCTGGAACACCATTTACCAAATGTTCATTTTTCAGTGTAACTTGACCAAAATCATAAACATTGTCGGTTTGACCATCATATAGGACATATTGTGCTTTCTTGTCTTCTACGGATGATGGTATGGTTATCTTGTCAATAGCAAACACATCGGAGTAACTTAAATTTGCTTTCCAAGTTCCACTTTTTGTTTTCTTTAATGTTACGGTTTCGGTGAATCTTTTTGGAATTTTTATTCTTATTCCACCCTTAACCATTGTTTGCAATTCAGAATCCGTAGTGTTTGGTTTGGGATTTACATTTAGGTTGCAGATTAATTGTAATTTTCCCGTCCAAGTTGCACCAGATGTTTTAGTTATAGTGACTTTGGATTGTGATGTTGGTGAACTATAATTATTGGTTGTTACCAAATAATCACCAGAACTTAAATTAATAATAGTGCCGTTGTTGATTAAAATGTAGTGTTCTAGTAAATCGTTTGAATCGACTTTACCCGTTAGAGAAGATTCTCCACCGATAAAACGAACATAAGGATCATCTGATGTAAACTCTACAGAACTACTACTACCTGTTGCAACACTAGAGTATTGCTGTTGAATTCTATAATCCATTTCTCCAACAGTTTTAATAGAAGTGCTGCCAGGTAACGAGAATAGAAGAGTATTGAGATCTGCATCGAATATTTTACTATAGGTAAATACAGAGTTTGTACCAGAATCTTCAACACCATAAGTTGAATTTACTTCAAAAATGTAATCGGTTTCATCCGTATCGGAAGACAATTGAATATCTTCATCTTCAAAATTACTGATTAAACTATTAGCAAAGTTTTCTTCATAGAAGAATTGGAATACTTCATTTAAATTATATTTTCTACTTAAATCTGGCAAATAATCCATTTTTACATCAAAGAAGAATGCTTGATAGAGATTACCATCTTGCTTCTTTAATAAACGAAGTCTACCACATCCTATTATTTCTTTTGTTTTGGTGGTAGATGCACCAGAGACATCATATCTCTTTGATGCATTCGTTACACTTGTAATATAAGGATATGAAGGATTATTTACTTCAAATTGAACCGCATTTGCGGGTTGAATAATAATTACGGTTGGACTTTCATCTGCTGGATTTGTTGGATCTCTGTGGGTGAAGGATAGTACTACGCCCAGAGCTTGTCCCTCTGTGCCTTTTTCTTGTTTAATTACTTCATTTACCACATAATCTTTACCCAAAATGTAATTATCAATATTCGGAGAGGCAATTTGTGCTACATTTTCACCTCTGCGTCCTTCGGTATAATCGAAAACACTAACAGAAGTTTCTACCAAATTACTGGTAACTTGATCTGCAATGTCTACGAATATACCACTGACCTTTTCAATATCGTTGAGTTCTACTCCGCTCAATTCAGTTTCATCTTTGGAATATTTTGTTCTGAACTTATCCCAACCGCGACCACCATACTTGACTTGTCCTTGTGTTCCAGATTCTAATTGATATACAGTACCGTTTGCTTTTTCAAATCTTCCTTGTGTTTCAAGAACAATAAGTTCTTTGGAATTTTGATCCCAAGAGATTACTCTTCCTTTTACCAAATCGTTTACATTGTAAGAAGGAATTCCGTTAATATCTTCTTGTAGTGCTAGGAAGTTATATTGGAAAGTAATTGCATTTACGGTATATGCACCAACATCTTCCGAATCCTTAAATCCTATTCTTACCAATTCACCGCAAGTTGGGTTATTCAACGATACGGAAGAACGGGGACGATATACGCCGCATGGGCCAATTATGCATCCAAGTTCTGTTATATTTTCTGTAGAAATTTCTTCATCGTTTACACCGAAGAATGGATAAACACCAGTAGATTGAATGTAGACTTCTACACCATCATTTCCCTGTGTAGGTAATGCAAAATCACCACCTACTGCCAATACTTCACCTACTGCTTGTACTTCTATTCCTTCTCTTACATAATTTTGAGTAACGATGTCTCCGACTGCAAAGAAACCACCCTGTCCTTCATCGGAGCAGTCGGCGCCACCATTGCAACCAGCAGAACCATTTGGTTTAACTATCAATCGTTTTGTATTTGCTTCACGAATTACATAAGCAATACTTGTACCATAAGAGATTGGACTAGTGGTTGTTGCAGGATCAGTGAATACAACGCTATCATCTATATTAAAGTGTGCAGATCCAGCACCGTATTCTGTGCTTCCATCATAAGAAATGGATTCTGTAACTTGTACATAAAGAGTACTTCCGCTTGTACTGGAAGATCCTGTCGTAGAGGCAGGAATCCAACGAAGTGCATTTCCTGTAGTTACTTGAATGTTTGATGGATTTGCTGTATCCAAACATTTAATTTGTTTAATTGGGAATGTTTGAAGACTGTATGTACTTTGGGAAGAATCATCTTCGGAAGTAATATCATATGCAGTTTGAACATTACCGTGCCAAGGATCTGTAAACACAAATCTGGAAATATTACTTTCTACTGCATTACTCATGTTGACAATGGAGTAAGATGCCTTAGAAGTACCACCACCTATAAATTTAGTTTCTATTCTTTGTGCAACCTGTGGTCTTATAAATCCTTCGTCTTCAGAACCACCGGCAGTATCCCCAGAAGTATCAATTAGATACAAATAATCAGAACTTGATGTGTCGGTATGTCCTGCTATTGATTCTGTATTTAATGCCTCATTCTTTGTCAAGAATGCTACGCTACGGAATGTGTTTCTATCTTGATCTGCAACAAGTGGGGACCAATACTTTAAATATGCTGTTCGTTTATCTTCTTGTTGGTATGGTATTGTAATACGAGTGTATCTACCGCCAAACTTTAAATTAGGTGTAGATTCTAAATCAATACTGTTGTACCAGTTGTTAAACGGCGTGTCTACTATAAAGTAATTACCTATATTTGCGCCAAGATTATAATCATCGACTGCAATTACAGAGTCTGCTCTACTTTTATCTACTACTAAATTTGTGTTGTTGATTGTTTCGAATTCATAACCGAAAACATAAGCCTTTCCTGGCTTAATTGAAAGTACAAACTTATTTTCGGTTCCGCCTTCTTCTGGGGAATAAACACCATCTGGATCTCTAGAAGCAGTTACTCTCTTTACTATACCCAAAAGATAACTTAAACTAAAATCTGCGTTTGCGTAATATACAACATTTTGATTATCAACACTACTTGTAGTAAAGAATGGATAATCCAATGTTCCTTGATAGTTCTTGACTCTTGTTACGCGAATAATATGAGTTGGCAACTCAGTAGTGCTAGTTGAATTTATTTCGTCGCTTGTAGGTAAGTAGTTTTCAAATGAAACAATTTTACCAATTTTAGTATCGTCACCATTAAACTTAGTTAATATGTGATCTCCGACAAAAAAGTTTACAGATACACCAGTGTTTACTTTTACGAATAAAGAATAAACATCATCTCTATAGTGATTCTTTACTTCCAACTCAAATGGTCTGACGGTGTAATTTCCAGATTCGTCGTAGGTTCTTCTTGCCAAAGTATCAACCAACTCTGCGTAGGTTGGAACCTTTTTAACATAATCAAGAACACCATAAACGGTTCTTGCTAGTTCTACGAAATCACTTGTTACAAATTCACCAGGCTCAACGGATGTAGGATCGAATTCCTGTGCAATTAAGTTTAGGTTTATCTTGTAACGGTCTGCGCCAGGTGCATTATAATTATAAAAACCTCTTGCGGGATCGACTAGAGTTGTGTCAATTTCGGCAGTAACTGCTGTTCTCTCTATCTCAAATCCGACTCTGTTGTTGACACCTTCGGATGTCAAAATTTTATCATTAAATTTACGAATACCATTATCTAAAATGTATAGTGCTGTTGTCTGTGCGGTATTGTTGACGAAGAATCCATCAACATAAAAGATACCAGAATCCACAGAAATAGTTTGAACTTGTCCCTTCAGACTATTTCCCGCTGGTATACTAGCAGCAGTTGGATGCTTAATTGTAACATAACCTAAATTGGTTTCTTCTAGTAATAATTCAGTATTTTCGCTAAATGTATTTCCTGTCAAATACTTAATAACAAAAATAGTATATGGATCTTGAGATGTTGGTGCAAATACATCAACAATTTTGGCGCGAACTAACGAGGATGAGTTATTTCCATATGTTAGTATTTTACCAACTAATTGTTCTGCGTTTGTAATATTTGAAGTATTATATACAACGGTGCAACGAATATAATTAGCGTCGCCTAAACTAATACCACCACCAAATACCTGACTGCCATCCTTAAAAATATGACTTCCAAATTTTGCAATTTGATTTTGGAGTAGAGTTTGTAATTGAGTTAATTCTCTAGCTTGAACTGCATATCCAGGCTTAAAAAGAATTCTTAAGAAATTTTTAGTATCCTCAAAATCATCATAATAAGGATTAGATTTTAGAATATCGGGGTGATTATAACCCATTTTTCAAACTCTCCGTTAAAATTTAATTAATACTTTTATATGTTCTTCAGAATCGTTGGATGCAACTATTGGTGTTACATTTTGTATGTATATGACATCCCCGTAGTAAGGAAGTATTTCTGGTGTCCGAATATCTGAGATTCTAGCATTAGTTACTACTTCCGTACTATTATTATTTATTCTCAAAATATCATTATTTGCAAAAGAACCAGTTAAACCTGTAATTTCCATAGATGCAGTTGTATTCTGGGTATCTGTTCCGACTGTATATGATATTACCGTTGCCTCTGAACCATATTCGTTACTGATAATATCATCTGGAGAGAACAAATCGGATTCTAGGGTTCCAGAGGTTGCAGTTAATTGTAAAGTAGTCGTAACTTTGTAGAATTGTTTGGTTTCAGACTCTACGGTTCCTATAGATTTGATTATACCAACAGTAGAAGGAGAAATACCTTCCAGTTGTCCTGTAGTTACATCTATCGACTCGTATCCGACAATTCTTTCTCCACGAACGAGAACGATGTCACCATCCGTGTCTTTTGCATAGTAGGAGTTTCTAAATTTGCCTTTTAGATCTGTAAAATAAATTCTACCTGACAATCCATAAGGATCGCATTCCCATACGGTAATTTTTGCAGTACTTGCTGTACTTGTTCCTAATATAAAATTGTCTGCAAGGAATGTATTATTGTCGTATAAATTACTTACAATTACGCCAGTAATCGTTCCAGAAAATTCTAGATCGGTAGTTCCTTCTTTTACCAGAGGATAAGTTGAAGAGGAAGATGGTAAAAATCTTCCGTTGATATTCGTAACGGTAATGACATAGGAATCACTATCGGTTTCGACTGAATCTACAGTACCTCTTGCCTGATAGGCATTGGACTCAGATCCCTGCTTTAGTGTACTGCCAACAGGTAATAATGTTGTTAAATTATCCGTTGTTACAAGATGGATAATGCTTTTTGAATTGATGTTTTCAATATCAATATAAGTCTTAAAATCTTCATCACTACTTACTGGCACTAAATCTTCGGAATCATTATAAAAAGTATTCTTTATCAAACCGATTTGTCTGTAATCATTCGTAAGAATGTTTTTTGCATCGGGATCTAATACCTTTTCTGCATTTCTTAAAGGTACATAAATCATCACCATGTTAGAACCCAGTTCTTTAATTGCATCAAAACCGTGGCCGTTTAGTGGAGATAAAATCAATCTACCCAATGTCTTGCTTGCATATGTTGGGTTTACTCTGTAAACATCCATATTAGCATAGTGATAGTTTTTACCGCCATTTAATACGGTAAAATTTATAATCACTTTTTCGTCGTTCATTACTGGTATTACAGAAGCACCAGTGCCATCACCTGTTATTTTTATTCTGGGATAAATTCTATAAACACTATCCGTAGATACAGGTAGTGCATTTTCGGTTACTATGGTTATTGAATTTTGACTAGGTTCGTATGTATAGTCTGTAATTACAGATTTATATCCTGCTCCCGTACCCTCTGCTATGTACAATTCATAATAGTCATTGTAGATATCATTACTTTTATTCAAATCATCAGAAGGAAATACCTTGAATATATTTGCATCTATAACTTCTGTAATTATGTGTTTTGAATCCGTGTTGTAATCTTTTGTTACGGCAAGAGGATATGCACCACCAAACTGAGTTATGATGGCATTACCAATGGAACTTGGTACAGAACCTATTCTAACATTATTTTGTAATGATCGTTCATCGCTGTACAGAATGTTTTCTAATTTTTCAATTGGTATAAATTCATCTGTTAAAAATTCATAAAGTTCTTCACGAACTTTGCACATGAATTTCCAAACATAACCGTCTTGAGTTATTTGTTCTTCTGATGTGACTGCGGTTGGTTTAACCGTAGACCCTATTCCATAATTATTGCTGATGCACTTATAAACATTATAGTCATCGGTTATGCAATAGAATTGTCTTTCGTTTCCTTCTTCGTGCAAATCTACCGTGTGATCAAATTGATCAAATACTTTATTATATTCCCAGTTGTAACGAGCAGCACCAACCAACACATTACTTTTGTTTATTTTTGCCAAAGCAATCATGTTTCTCCATGCTTCTAAATCCTGTTCAAGAGTGTCTTGTACAGGTGGAGGATTATTATCATCATAAGGTTCAGACCAACTTGTGGGTTTTCCTAAAAATAAAAAATAATTGTCTTTGCTATTTGCAGAAAAAGACTCTGCAAACGACAAACATAAATCTGTTTTCAATGTTTGTTTTAAGTAGTCTGTCATAATTTTACTTTTCTTGTTTTACAAAGTCTTTGATAGTAATATTTAAAAAATTAGTAGAATTGTTATAATTATTTATTTCAGTATTTGGATGCGGATAAACTACCCAATAATTATTCAGTTCCTGTACATCGGATACATCGGGTTCAAATTTAAATTTTGTTTCTGAAACGAATTCATTTAATGGATTTATTGCATCATGTGCTGATGTTTTGTTTCCATCTTGAATCGGAATAGGTTGGGTTGGATCGAAACCATTAGGAAATAAATCAATAATATCATAAATTTCATTTGTATTAATTTCTGGAGTACAACTAAATTTCATATAATGACTATTAATAGAAACAGGCACGGTTCCGTTTATTTGACGCTGGCGAGTTTCCACCCCAATATAGATCAAATTACCTAAATCATTTTTATTTCCTAAATT